CTGCACAGCGCGCCCAGATACTCGCGCAGCTGGGCAACGTCGGCCCGAACATCGACGCGCAGATACAGCGTGCGGTTGCTGTCCGTAACCAGCAGGAGCAGCTGCGTCGGCAGAACGAGCTGTTCCCGTTGCAGAGGCAGCAGTTGCAGGGTCAGCTGACGCAGCAGTCGCTCCAGCAGCAGATGCTTGAGCGTCAACTTGAACAGGCGCGTCAGCAGGCTGAGTACCGCAAGCAACTGATGGAGCAGATGGGTGGTGCTGGGCCTGCTCCTGCTGGCGCGCCGAGCTCTGGTGTCCCGGGTGCAGGTGCGCCGCAGACGACGACCGTTCCTTCGTCCGCAGCTGCTGACCAGAACATCCCTGCACAGCCGATGCCTGCTCCGGCGGCTGCTCCGGCTGCTGCACAGCCTTCAACGGCCTCTGTGTTGTCGTCACTTCCTGCTGAATACCTGCGCAATCGGCTGTCCGATCCGAATGTCACTATCTCAGACATCTACAAGGAGGCGCTGGCCGCCCAACAGGGCGCTGAGAAGACGCAGTTCGAGCGTGCAGACAAACTGCGTGATGAGTTCAGCAAGGTTGCGTTGCCGTTCAACGACCGGCAGACCGCGTTTATGACGATGCGCGACCTCGCCCAGAATAAGGCTGGTGCGAGCGACATGGCTCTCGTTCTGTCGATCATGAAGGTTTACGATCCCATCTCAACTGTGACGGGTGGAGAAGCAGCCAACGCGCAGAACGCTGCTGGCGTTCCTGAACTTGTAAGAAGTTATTACAACAGATTGGTTGGCGGCGGAACTCTTAGTGACACGGCAAGAGCGCAACTAGTGCGTGCTGCTGAGACGCGGTTCGAGCAGGAAATGGACAAGTTTGAAAAGGACTTGGGCCGCTACTCCTCGCTGGCGACCCGGGCGAAGGTTGATCCGAAGGACGTTGTGGAGGACTTCCGCAACCCTGAACTGGCTGCAATTCGCACGCGCAAACGTGATCTTGAGACGGCATCCAAGACCATTGGTGCAAGTGAAATTATGGGTCTTGATGCAGATACGTTGCAGCTGCTCAATCCGAACCTGATGAGCAAAGCAGCAAAGGATGCGTATTCTGCACGTCTGCAACAGTTGCAACCGGGGCTTGCTCCTCCTGTCGCGCCGACTGCTGCTCCTGCTGCTGGATATGGTCTTGGTCAAAGCCCGCTCGGTGCGGCGATGCGCCAGTATCCACGCGGCCTGCTGCGTGAAGAAGAACTTCCTGCACCCCGTTTCTGAGGTTTACTATGGCAGAGCAAAGCGCACTCGACATCCTAAAGAAGTATCGCGCGCCTGCGGGGGAAGCCGTGGAACCGCGCGATCAGGCCGCCATGCTTGCCCAGATGCGGACACAGGCAGGGCTGCCCGAGCAGTCGTCGTTCATCGGAGACGTGCTAGGTCGTCAGTTCCTCGGCCAAGGCGTCCTGATGGGCTCGGGTGACGAGGCAGAAGCTGCTGCGCGGTCGATTGCCCGTGGCACTCGCTACGATGACGAACTGGCCTATGTGCGCCAGAAGAACGCCATCACCCGGGCCGAGCGTCCTATGTGGTCCACGGCTGCCGAGATCGCTGGCGGCGTGGTTCCTGCCATCGGTGCGACTGTTCTTAGCGGTGGCGCTGCTGCTCCTGTAGCTGCTGCACGCACTGCCGGTCTGGCCGGTCAAATCGGTCGCATGGCTGGCACGGGTGCCGCTGTTGGAGGTGTTCAGGGTGGTGTCGAAGGCTTCCTGAAGGGCGAGGGCGGCGCTGCTGCACGGCTCGACAAGGCTGCCGAGGAGGCCGTGACCGGCATGGCGCTTGGTGGCGCTGTTGGCGCTGCCTTCCCGGCTGGCGCTGCTGCCTATCGCGCGGTGACGAGGCCGCCTGAGCAGCTGGCGGCGGGCGTGTTGCAGCGTTCGCTACAGCAGGAGGGCATGACGGTTGATGACCTGCTGCGGGCGTACCAGCAGCGGCAGGCGACTGGCGTGAAGCCGGAACTGCCGTCCGAAGTCCTACCTCCGGGTAGCGCGCTGGAGGCACAGGCTCGCCTTGTTGCCCAGACGCCCGGGGCGCAGAGGGCTGGCGTCGGGCAGCAGCTGCAAGAGCGTGCTGCCGGTCAGACGCAGCGGCTGGAGGAGGAGTTCACCCGCGCCATCGGGCAGCAGAAGAATATCTTCGCTTCACTCGATGAGCTTGCTGCCACTCGTGCAGAGATCGCAAAGCCGCTCTATGCCAAGGTCGATCCGATTGTCGCGCGATCCGATGAATTGGATGCGCTCATCAAAAAGGTTCCGAACAGCGTGTTCTCTGAGCTTGAGACTGTTGCCGACATCCGTGGCATCACCCCGGCAACGATTATCAAGCGCAACGAGAAGAACGCGAAAGAGATCGCCCGCGACTACACGTTCGCCGAGGTGGACAGCATTCAGAAGGCGCTCGATGACGCGGCTTCTGCGGCATACCGGGCTGGCAAGGGCAACCTTGGTGGCGATCTGAAGTCTCTGCGTGATGCCATACTGGCTGCTGCTGAGAAGCAAAATGCTGACTACAAGCAAGCCCGCGCTATATGGTCTGACACCCGGGCTGCCGAGCGTCAGATGATGGAGGGCCAGAAGGTCTTCAAGACGCGGCCAGAGCTGATCGAGAAGTCGGTGAAAGATATGTCGCCGTCCGACAAGGACGCATATCTGGTCGGTGTCTTCGATGCCTTCTCTGGCGTTCTGAACGGTCGAGTGACGGGCGAGGATGTCACGCGAGCCTTCCGCACAGGCCGCGCCAAGCAGCAGATGGAAGCGGCCATCAAGGCTGCATGGAATGATCCCGCTGAGGCCAAGAGGATCACCGACACCCTGTTCGCCAACATCGAGCGGGAAGCCCGGATGGCGTCGTCCAAGAACAAGCTGCTGGGCGGCTCTCAGACCGCGCAGACGCTGTTGCAGCAAGAAAGCAACCTTGCCGCCATGAGCCCGCTGGCGTCGATGGCGCAAGAGATGGCTGCTGGCGGCCCCACTATCGGCATGATTGGCCGAGCAGTTCAGGGAGCCGCGCAGGCGGTCCAGAAGGGCATCACGCCTGCACGGCAGGAGGCGGCGAACGAGCAGCTGCGGAAGGTTCTGTTCGCCCGCTCCGAGGCCGACCTGCGCCGCGAGTTGGAGGCGATGCAGGCCATGCTGGCCGCGCGGCAATACACGGCTCCCACTGGAGCCCGGGCGCTGGTTCCCGGCTTGCTTGGTGGCGCGCTGAACCAGTAACCTGTCAAAACTTTGACAGCGTTAACCATAGCAACATGCAGCCTGCGGAAATTATCCACAGGCTGCATTTTTTTGTTTGCATCTCCCGTCAGACCGTCTATAATTTTTTTCATGGACAGGCGCTGATTTGCCTGACCGGCAACGATGGAGACGAAGATGATCGAACTGACCCCTCACACTGCCTCGCACGCCAACCAGCTCGGCTATAGCGATGCCGAGCCTTTTGAGATTGTCCGTGTCATCAGCGACAAAACAATCGAGGTTCGCGCCATGAATGCAGAACGCGATCCTTCTTGGAAGCCAGAGTTCGTCCCCGGAGGGTTTTCTGCCTACTGCATCAATCAGGACGAGCAGCGCTGGATCATCACCCCTCGCCCGGATGCCCCGGTCGTCCGCATCCGCCTCGGGAAGAAGGGATGGCGCGACAAGCACGGCTCTCGCTACGTTTTGAGCAACCAGCCCTACAAGCACTACGATTACAACTTCTGAAGACAACGGGGGCTTCGGCCCCCACCTACACCCTGATGAGGAGACAACAATGATCCGCGAAGTCATCTATGAAATCCTGAACGCCTCGGCAGCCCTCAGCGTGCTGGCCTTTGTCCTGATCCTGTGTCTGGCGATGGCATGACCGACGCGCCATTCGTCATCGCATTAACGCTGTTTTTGTTTCTACCGGCGATCATTCTATTGGCCGCCGTGGTCGTGGGGGTTCGAGATGCTGACAAAAAATCCGATAGAACTGAAAGAAGAACACAAGGGGTTCTGGGTTCTGACCTATTTCGGCGAGGAGGTCGGGGTGATCGAGAAGCTGACCCGAAATAACAAGCGGACAGATGTTCCCGTCTGGCGGGTCTGCTCGGTGCATGGTGAGCTGGATTACTGCGGGTCGCTCGGGTCCGCCCGCAGCCGTTTGATGGAGATGCACCATTGAACGCGCACGACCTACTCCAACACTACAAGAACGTCCGTGGCCGCATCAGCAGCCAGCAAGCACCGAAGCCGGTTGTAATCCAGCCGCCTCCGCCACCCCCGCCGCCCGTGCAACCATACCAGAACAGAGAGCCTGATCGCCTGATCTTTAGGGACGAACGCAAGGCAGTCTCAATGGAGAACTTCCTGCGCTGGTTCCAAGCGAACAAGGATCGCTGCTGTGCGGAGATCAAGTTGCCGAAAGAAGCCCGCGCCATCGTTTCCAAGATCGTCAGGAAGCATGGGCTCACAATCGACGAAGCGTTCTGTTATTCACGCGTCCAGTTCCTGTCCGTATGCAGGCATGAGGTCTGGTTCGCTCTAATCTCGAACGGGTTCACCTACGCAGAAACTGGAAGAATGTTCAGCCGCGACCACACGAGCGTGCTGCACGGATCAATCAAGTGGAGAGAAACTAGTGGCAGACAGTATTCAGACTACATTACAGACCCGGCATCAGTCGCACGGAGACTTTCGCTACGTTTCAGCAATGTCCCAAAATCTAAAGCGCACGCTGAAGTCCTCGCGGTCGTTCGAAGACTTGGAGCAGTGGCAGCAGGAGTCTCTGGAGGCGATCTGCCTGAAGCTGGCAAGGATCATGTCGGGCAACAGTTTTGACCCGGATCACTGGCATGACATCGCTGGCTACGCATCACTCGTGGTCCGTGAGATCGAACGCAGAGAGATCGAGTACCAGCTGGAGCAGGGTGTACGCAAAGCAGCAGAAGAAGCCGCACGGCAACCGCCGAACATGGAAGAACTGATCAGGGAGATGCCAGATGAGCCGAGAGAATAACCAACTGGCGCAGTACGTCGCCCGGGTGGAAAAGCTGGAGGATGAGAAGGACGACCTGAAGTTGTCCATCTCTGACCTCTATACCGAGATCAAGGCGGCAGGTTATGACGCCAAGGTCGTCCGCAAGATCATCGCACTTCGGCGCAGGACGCCTGAGCAGCGGCAGGAAGAACAGGCGCTGATGGTCGTGTACATGGACGCACTTGGCATGGACGATCTGCCTTTGTGGAAGGCTATGGGGGGCAAAGATGGCGAACCTGACGCCTGAAGAAGCGCTGAACCAGCTGCGTGATGGCATCTATAGGGGCGAGACTGTTGTCACCTTCGACTACAACACAACCTTAGAGCTGTACAACACGTTCAAGGAGTTGAACTGGACGCACAAGCGCACGGTGGCCGAGTTGGATATGTGCAGAAAGGACAGGCTGCGCGACTACGAGGACAGGCGAAAGTCTGTTGACAGGTACTACAGCGTCCTGCGGCAGTATGCCTGCACCTGTCCAGAGCCATGCCCGGGTGAGACAAGGAACGCTGAATACTGCGGCTGGAACGCCCAGCAGGCAAATGGAGGATGAGATGACTGACGATCTTGTGGCGCGGCTGCGGCTTGCGGTGAACGAACTGTATGGAACGCACCCGTGCGGCCTAATGAACGAAGCTGCAGACCGCATTGAGAAGCTGGAAAAACAATTCGAAGAATTGCTAGTCCAGAATAACCGCTTGGAGGATTTCGTCACAAATGATTGCGTCCTACGAACAGAGGCCATGCTCCGCATGGAGAAGTTCAAGGAAGAAATAATGAATGTGCTGGAGGGGAAAGATGACTAACGATATTGTGGCGCAGCTGCGTAGTTCAGACTTTTGCAGCTGCGAAATCATCTACCGCGCCGCCGACCGCATTGAGCAACTCACCAACGAACGAGATAAGGCGGCAAGACTAGGAAAATCTGGTGGCTATAAAGCCACGCCAGAACACTCATGGGCGGAATGGTGTGATGAGCTTTATCGCGATCTGAACAAGGCCAATGACCGCATTGAGCAGCTAAAGGCTTTGATAGCTTTGATTGAAGACCTTGATCCTAACGTCATGGATGAAGCCCGCGCTGCGCTGGAGGGGAAAGATGGGCGATAACGTAGTGAACCTAGACGACCACCGCCCGCATGAGGCTCGGTATGTCGTCTGCATCAGATGCGCGCATGACTGGGTTGCCGTTTTTCCTGCAAACGTCGTGGGGCTGGAGTGCTCGGAGTGCGGAGAAATGGCTGGGGAGCCCGTCAACTACCACGATATTGATTGGTTCAACAAGTTCATGGGCGCATCAAAGGACAAGAAAGACCAGATGAAGCGAACGTATGTTTTGTTGAACGCAAAGAGGATGGGGCTATGAGTGAACCACAACAAGCCACGCCGCCGGAAGAATTAAGGCGGCAGATCATGGATTACAACGAACCAAAAAATGAACGCGAGTGGTGGGCTTGCAACCGCATACATGCCCTAGAAAAACAAATGCCCGCGATCCTCGAATATCTGGAGCAGCAGGCGGACGTGGTGGACGGTGACAACGGCATCCCGCATCCGAACAAGGCGATGACTTTGCTTGTCTGGCTGCGGCATGAGGTGGAGAAGAAAGATGAGCAATGATCTGGCGAAGCGTTTGCTAGAGTGTAGAGACGTGAAGTTGGAAAGCATTAAAGACCTTCATTTTGAAGCGGCGGGATACATAATCGGGCTGGAGAGAGCTTTGATGCTGGCAGAAAAAAGTCTCATGTTTTTTGCCGAACACGCCGATCAATACACCCAGCAGCGCCTCCGGTTAGTAAAAGAAATTGAGATCGTCCGCGATGCGCTAAATGGAAAACCATTCGACTGACGCAAAGAGCAGGCCGTCCCGAAACCAACGGTGACTGCAAACTGGCGTCAGGCGTAGGCGCAAAGCAAGTAGAGAGCGACCCGGACAGTCACAACACGGGGCCGAAATGTCAGCGCCGCCGTCATGCTGCATCGCGCTCTGGTGCAGGTGACACTGGGGACAAATAGCGCAAACACTTGTGGCGCAAAGCAAACAAGTTCATGTTGTTCATGCGTCGAACACAGGGGAGCGCAGATGGAAAGTTGTCTCAGTTGCAAGTTCACGTTGAGCAAGGATGGCGGGTCGCTGTCCTGCAATCGGTATCCGCAGCAGTTGCGGGTTGCCCGGTCGCACTGGTGCGGCGAGTGGAAGTCTGACCCGAACTACGTGATCCCGGTGAAGCGGACGAAGGAGCGACTGATGAAGCCAGCCGCCGATCTGCTGAAGGACATTTCAAATGCTGAAGGTTGAAGACGTGCAGGACATCCTGACGCTGTTGGAGCAGGAGCGCACGGCGCAGGGCAAGACTAAGCGGCAACTGTGCAGCGAGGCCGGGCTGTCCGCGATGACCTTCAATGCGCTGCAGACGCGGGGGACTGGCGGCACGGTCAAGAGCCTGCTGGCCTTCTGTGATGCGCTGGGCATCCAGATCACCATGCAGAGGAAGCAATGATCCTCGCCGTTGACCCGGGCGCATCTGGTGCGCTGGCTTTTTTCAACCCGGAGGCCGGGACGTTGGAGATCATTGATACGCCAGTCGTCGAGGTGAAACGCGGGACCAGGGTTAAGAAGGAAATCAGTCCGCAGATGCTGTCAGCGATCATCCGGTCGCGTGGTCCGAAGATCGCCATTCTGGAACTGGTCGGCGCGATGCCCGGGCAAGGCGTGTCAAGTATGTTCCAATTTGGACGTGGCGTTGGCATGTACGAGGGCGCACTGGCTGCACTGGAAATCCCGGTGACATACATCACGCCGATGGGGTGGCAGAAGGCAGTGAACGCACGATCTGGGAAGGATGGGAACAGGCAGCGCGCCGCAGAGCTGTTCCCGGCATATGCTCACCTGTTCGCCCGCAAAAAGGATGACGGTAGAGCAGATGCCGCGCTGATGGCGTGGTGGGCGGCAACACGATGAGGAGAAAGACGTGAGCAA